ATCGAGTCCTGCTTCATCTTCTCGGTGATGTACGTAGCCGAAGACTTGTACTTGTTGATAGTGAAGGTGAAGTTGCCGGTATCCATGCCGGTGTACTTCACACCCTGCCCTTCGGCGTAGTCCATCACTTCGGCCTGACCGATCGAAGGGATGTTCAGCGTATCGCCATCCGGGAAGTCGTTAATCATGTCGACGTACTTCGTACCCATCAGCTCATCGAGAAGGACTTCCTTCAGCTGAGCAGACCACAGATTCGCACGAACGAGGTGGTCACTGTGGGAAGCATATGAAATGCCACTCATAATGTTTTAAATCCGATAAAGAGGTTAACTGTAGAACCTCTCTCCGAGCTTCAGAGCCTGCTTGTGGATCTCGGACTGAACCTTGGTAGACCAGTACTCGCCTGGATTCTGCTTACGAAGTTTCTCGTAGTCCTTGTAAGTCTTCTCCGCAGGGGCTGCGAGGCCCATACCAGCGGTGTTGACGTTACCCCGGGGAGCAGACGGGAGCAGCTCTCGCTGCGTTGTTTGCTGACCGGTAAGACCCAGCATGGCGAAGAGAGCACGAGGCTCCTGCTTTGCAAGCTGGTTAACGAGATCCTTCGAGAGACCGAGGGTAGATACCCTGTTCTCGAGTTCAGCCGCGTAGTTCTCACCGAAAGCTTCTACAAGCTTTTCCTTCGTCAACGAGAGGTTCTGCTGAGTCCGAAGTTCCTGCTCTTTAGCTCGGAGCTTCTGCTCAACGACCTTTTCGATGTCGTCGGGAGAGAGTGCGGTGTTCGCGGTTCCATCGGACGTGGCCGTTACAGTCGTTTGTGTGATCTGTCCGTTGCCCACAGTGGAGTCCTTCGAGTTCATACGGTCCATGAATTCTTCAAGTTTAAGCCGCGTAGTTAGCTCCGAACGGAGCCCTTCCATCTCTTTCTGGAGACGGGCGATGAAGACATCGGAATGGGCCTTGCCTCTTGCGAGATCGGCTGCATCCCGGAACTTCTTCCCTTCACCGACGTATTCTTCCAACCAGTCGCGGTTGGGGTCGAGTACGGGTGCCTGGGTATCTTCACCTTCGAAAAGAGCAGGCGTGGTTTCCTGCTTGGTAGATGTGTTACTGAAAAGGTCTTCAGCGCTCAAATTACGTTAGTCTCCTAGAAACGAAAGAAGGTCGAGCATCTTTCGTATACGAGCCCGCTCACCGGAAATGTGAGCCTGGCGGAAAGCCCAGCTGGCATCATTGTCAGGCTGGGAAACCTGGGAGGCAGACAGGCTGCTCTCCTCTTCCTTCAGCAGATCCCTCAGTCTTGAGAGAGCTGCGGTGGAATTTCTTACTGCACCTTCAAGATCCTTCTTCTTCTGGGGGTCTTTAAGGTGCTTCGTCCAAGCCGTAGAGAGTGGCTTCATTAAGAGACAGCTGCCATCGGAGGCATCGTGGAGTCGTCTTCAGCGATACCGGCTGGGGTGGTAGCCTCCATCGCGACAGCCTCTGTGTGGCTGTTTACGAGACGCTGGGCATCAGCCTGTTCGGCCAGACGGACGTAAGGCTCGACGATGCGGTAGTCCTCGAGGTTCAGCAGCTCCTCAATCATGTCCGCAAGGCGGATCGTCGAGAAGTGGGCTTTCACCTCCGGATCAGCCCCGAGGGCAGACGAGAAGAACTGGGTCAGATTCTGGATGACCTCGGCCTTCTCTGCGAAGTGGCGGGCTGCCATCGGACGGATGCGGCCCTGACCGGTAATGTCCTGGGCAGACAGCTTAGCGAAGGTCGCTATTTTGACCTCATCGTTAAAGCTACGGACGATCGTCGTACCCATCATCCTGCGGGCAAGCTCGAGCATGCCGTTTAGGACGTACTCGACGATCTGCTCTTCGAACTGGGAGATCTTCGCCTGGAAGATACGACCGGCTGCAGACTCGAGCCTCTGGACTTCGTAAGCGGTCTTCTCACCCGGGGTACGGATGCCCATCGCTTCCTTCGGGCTACCGGCCATCTCTTCCATCGTAGCGGAGAGATTAGCGATCTCGGAGGACAGCTGGAGGGCCTGGTAGGGCGGGCTGACCATCTCGACATCGCCGTCGTCACCGACGAAGATCTTCTCCATCGGTCCCCACTCGAACTCATCGACATATCCTTTGATCTTCAGCACCGGGAAGGCGATGAGATCCATGATGTCGGCTTTCAGATTCTCGAGATGGTCAATGCGGTACTGCATACCGACGAGGTTATCGAGGGGTCCCATCGCCCAGAGGTTATCCTGGCGGGGACGCCAGCCAGCATGCCAGATCGGGGTGGTACCGAAGTAGCTCGGGTTGGGCTTCTTCGAAATCAATTTGTGGCGGTCTACGACCGTGATGACATGGTTCTGGAGGAGCTCACCGGCATCGACATCGTAGATGTCACCGTAGAAGGTCAGCACCTCGATGTAGTTGCTGCCGAGGTAGTCCCTCCAGGACGTGAACCCATCGACGTTAAGGTAGCTGTCCTTCTCGGAGAGATCGTAAGCGGTAGACCCCGAGGCAGCTTCCTTGCGGTAGGCGAAGAGGTAGTCCAGAATGGCTTGGACGTCTTCCTTGCTTTCGGAGGTAGACTCAGAGTCAAGGATCTTCTGGAGCTCGCCGAGGGTGACCATCGAACGGATGATCTTCGGGGAAGACTCGAAAGACGAAGCAATCGGATTGAAGACGATGTCGAGGGGAGAGATCCTGCGAGGGATGGGACCGACGTAGCCGACCTGTTGCTTGTCTACAAGCGTACGGTTGTTATCGACCCAGTCTACCGTAGCGAAGCAGTTACCGTAGTCGATGTAGTCCTGGACGAGCTTGCCGATTTCTTTCTTGAAGTCCGACCGATCAATCGCCCATTCCATGAAGCCTTCGATGGCTCCGACTTTGTCCGAGGATTCATCTTCGTCTCTGTCGCCTTCCCAGTACAGCCACTTCCTCTTCGGGAACAGGCTGGCCATGTAGTTAGCGTAGAGGTTATCGCGGATCTGGCAGAGCTTCGGAACAGTCGTTTTGTTCTTCCAGGGGAGCTTACTGTTCGTCGTCTGGGTGGTATCAGTCGCGTAGATATATCGACGGATCTCGTTCCACTCTGAGATCTTCTGCTGACGCAGGGTGTTGTACCGGTTCCACTCGTTCGTAATCTCCTGAGCAATACGATCAGGGGATACGCCGAGGGACTCTATGTCTAGGGTCTTACCAGCCAATTAGAGCAATCCACCAAAGCGGGTTGAGGTCATTTCTTTCCGGATCTCCTTGCCTTTCGAACTACCGAAGTTCTTGCTCGGAGGGACCGCTATCTCCATACAGGAGGCGAGGGCGTCTTTCACGTCGTCGTGGGGCGGGTTCTGCAAGACTAGCTCCTCTTCCAAGGTCTGGCAGTTGCCGCCAGAGTAGTGCCAGACTTGCATGTTAGAGTAGCGGGGCTGGAGGATTGCCTCCATTCGCTCTTCCTTACTTCCCTGGTGCCGCGTAGGCCTAACCCCTTCGACGGACAGAGCCAGACCGTGGGTCCGGATGTAGTTCTGTTTTAGCTCTTCGACGATGACTTCCTGGGCGGCTGTGACTTCAGCTCGAATCTTCCGGAAGTCCCACTTCCTGTGCATAGCCAGGATTCGGGCGAAGTACTCAGAGACTTGTTTCGTTTTGAACCGATCGACGTCGAGGACATAGTAGTTTGAGAGAGGGTCGACACCAAGGACGACAATCGACGTATAATCTGATTTCTTTCCGAGGCTGTAGGCGAAGTCGATTGCTGCGAAGACATTTAACCGAAGTGCTTTGTAATACCAGATACCATGGACTCGTGTAAGGAACGTGCGGTCGTAGTACTGGAAATACTCACGGGAAATAGCAGCTTCCGAAGAGTCGTTAGGATCGTTGTAGTACTGGGCACGGAACTGAGTCTTATCGAGATACTGAGCACGCTTCTTTGCAAGAATCGCCTGATCGAATCCAAACCACTTACCATCGCTGCGCTGCTGCCTTGGCCAGATGAACTCCCCGGTGCCATCACCCCGGGATTCGACCTGGTACTCTGCTTTTTCGTAAAGAGCTTCGGAGCCGATGAGCTCCCCTTCTTCATCGAAGAGATCGACCTCCATCTCGACCATGTCGTTGTAGAGGTCTTTCGGGTGATACCGTGTACCGACAACCCATTCCTGGGCATCAGCACCTTCGATGGAGGACAGCAAAGAGTACTGGGACTTCGTTCTGTCTCTACCCTCTTCGGTGTAGGCGTTCTCTCGGACTACAACGTCATCCAGGACAGCAACATCACAATGGAGACCAGTAATAGAGGTAGTAAGACCGGCAGTAAATACGGTGGGATCACGTACCAGTTCCTCCTTCCTCTTCGGGTGGTCTACGGCGATTTCAGTCTCTGTCCATTTCTCCCGCTTGCCCTCTTCGGGGTTGACCATCTCAGGCCAGTAGAAGCGGTAGATGTCGGAGGTCAGGATGTCTTTAATGAACTTGAGCTGCTTGATCGCGAGGTTGGCAGTTGACGAGATATAGAGGACTCGTACTGCAGGGTTCTTCGTGATCAACCAGGCTACGCGGTAGGCGACTAGAGCGGACTTCTGGTGGTCTCGGGGCATCAGCAGGAGCTGGTGAGACTTAGCTTCTTCCCTGTTCCACCACCGGATGACGTCCCTATGGATGCCACCCAACACCCTGTTCGGGTGTACCAGCCGGATGAAGGCTTCGAGATCAGATTCAGCCTGGAGCCGGATGAGGTCTTTTTTGGTAGAGAGTGAGATCTGTAGACTCTAGGAAGGCCTTGGAGGGGTCTAGGAAGGCCAAGGAAGGGTTGGGAGCTAGGGTGGTAGCTGGGAAAGCTAATTCAGCTCAGCGAGCCTCTGAGAGTCTTCTAGGAGCCTCCTCTCGACTGAGGCTATTTCTTCGGCTGCAGCTCGGACTTCGTCCTTGCTTGGACGACCCCTACCGGATTTGCCTTCGGACTCGACATAGCCCTTTTCGATAATGTACCGGTTGGCAAGGAAGGCGTTCTTGGAAGTAGAGGCTGCTTCAGCCTTTAGGCGGTTTAGGGCTCTTGCCTTTAGCTTTAGGGTGAGCTCCTTACGCCAACGGGAGACGTAGGGTTTGAACCAGGTAGCCGAAGTAAGCATCTCCCAATGCTCCCATCCGTCTAGGTGGGTATTGGCGAATTCATATTCGGTTAGGTCCTCTTGCTCGAGGTAGAGACGATACAGAGAAGGGTAGACAATCCCATCTACAGTGTGGTCCCAGTCTTTCAGGGTATAGGAGACAGAAGACTTATCTGAGCCTGTAGTCTCAAAGAAGAGCCCCTTGAGGTATCTTCCATTAGTGGAATTACGGAACTTAGGGTTCATCTTGTAGTTCTTCTTAAGGGAGTCCCTTTTAAGTAAGGGAATAACTAACTACTAAAGTACTGGAGTTGTTACTTTAGGAGGCCATAGGAGCTTCTTAAGGGAGTTACTTAAGGCGGCCTCTGGTAGTTCTAAAGGAACCTTCCTTCAGATTACACCCTAAGAATACTACTAGAACTACAGGATGTCAAGAAGAATCAACTAGAAGGGGTTTCAAGGAATTTCTGTGAGAATTCTGGGAGGTGTAATTCACTAACACCTACCACCCCCTCCCCCCTGCTACCCCCTCGAGAAGCTACTGCAGGGAGAAATCCAGAGGTACTACCACTAGCAGTGCATGAAGAAGGACCAAGGGTAGCCTCTAATGGTATTGCCTCGATACCTTCTAGGGATGAGGGGTATCTGGGTGTATCACCTCTAGCAGTACCTGGAGAAGGACCAATGGTTATTCCCACCTGGATATAGCGCTAGGGGAGGGTTATTGGTGTATCACCCCCAGCTCCTCTCCCATATCGCTATCTCCTTGTTGTTCTTACTGTATCCTCCTCTAGCATCCCTTTGTCTCCATCCCTCGCATCATCCTTTGTATTAGCATCTGCTTATAGACAGCATCCTGGGTGTCTCTGTAGTCCATCCTTCAGGCATCTTGTGGGTGCCACCTCGAGGTTCCAGAGTAGCTGCTGAGGTGCTTATCAACCCTCGAGGTGACCGCAGGTGCAACGGTGACACGCCTCCTGTCTCTCCACCTTCAGTGTACCAAGACACAAAGCCTTCGATCACACGTTCGTTCCTCGCAGGTCCGAGCCGCTGCGGGGCGTCTCGGGCTGCTCCGGTACGGTGTGTGATCGACTCCTCGCCCGCTGCGGGATATCGCCTTCGTCGTGGCCCTTAAGGGCCCTCCTCAGTCGATCATGTAGTCACATGTACGGAGTCCAGATCCCGGTCTGGCGGTAGCCTAGAAAGGGGCCCCTACGCCCCTTTCGGCTAAACGCAGGGGCCTGTCCTCGCTGGCGCTGCGGTATGCCCGACTGCGTTTCGACCGCCAGCCCTACCGCTCTACCACACACACAGATAACCTCTTGGATGGTTAGAGTAGAGCCTCGGATTGTCGTGCGTGTCAACCCCGCAAGGGGGTAGCGATTCTCTGACTGCGGACATCCCGTCGCACCCTTTGGGTGCAACAGGATATCGCAGTTCAGAATCGTGAGCACGCACCAGCGGGTTTGTAACGAGTGGCCAAGGGGCCACGCATTATTAGATTGTTGCTGAATGGAGGGCCGCGCTGGCGCGCTGCAGAGGCCCTCCCTCAGCAACGCAAACCCCAGGCTTCGACAATCTCGGGCAAGGGGGCTCCCATCGAGGTTATCAGTGTGTCTGGTTGGACACATGACTTCGTTAAGGGGCTTTGCCCCTTTAACCCCAGCAAAGGGATTAGATCCCTTTGCAATCCCTTAGCACAAGGAGACTGAGCATGTTGAACGAACAGCAGCACACACCGGAC